ATACCCATTATCTAAACTAGTCCTAACAGAGTTGATTATTTCATCATCTGCTGATGTTATTGATAATATATTGCGAAATGAGCCATCCCCCAATAACACACCCATTACATATGGGTCTATCTTTACATTTTGTTCATTAAAAATAACTGGTTGAGTTAATTCTATAGCGAATCTAGGGCGTCCATCGCCCTCAAATAGCTTTTGTGTTAATAGATATTCAATATCCTTAATTTCCCATTCTTTGCGAAATCTGGATTTAATCTTCCATAAATGTTCTAAGCCACACTTAGTAGTAGTGCCATCTGAAAATAATACTTCATAAACATCTTTCATACCGTGCTGAAATATATCAGAAATCTGCTCGTAGTCTCCGTCTGGGGTGGAGACTAAATCTCCCAACATAAGGTCTTTTATTTGGACAAATCCATTAGGTGTGGATACCTCACATGTTACTGGCTGCATTTTACCAACTTTAGGAGGCCCTGTTGGTACAACCATTGTGCCCTCTGGTATACCGCCACCAATCATAACATCAATGATGGGACTTACTGGTATAATCTTACGCCTTCTATCTAGCAGAACGCTAGCATTTACAGACAGTGATGCTAAATCCTTTTTTGGCTTAGCTTTCTTTTCTACCTCAACAGCAGATTCCTCTGCTTCAACTTTCTTCTTCGCCATTATCGAGTTCCTTAAGGGCACTTAGAGCGTTACGTTTAGACTTAACCTTCCTGGGTTGAGCAGTAACATCAGGTCTAACAACAGGCACGAAGTCCTTTAGGGCAGCGGCCTTGGTGTCAACGATGGTTTGCTCGCTTCTAATTATATCCAGAAGGTGCGGCGCACCCAAGGAGTAAATATTAAAAGCGGCTTGACTTCTTAAAGCACGCACAATAGCTATATCGCTCCACTTTTTAAGGAGTCTATTAGCCATAGTTACCTGCATTCTGAAATATGCTTCCCAGGGCTTTATAGTCCAAAACTTCTGTGGTAGGTCTTTACCCTGAAGCTTGGCTTTCTTTTCACACATTATCTCCGCAATATATTGTGCTGGGGTTATTTGCTTTCCATGTGAATAGTGTGACTCGTATTTCTCACTCATTCAACCTTCTTTGTTTCTAGGTTATACAGGGCACCCTTAGAGGTACGACTTCTGGTTCCAGACCTATGCTCTTTGGCAGCGTCATCAGACACGGCTGCGGCTCCAGGCGTCATAATAGATACGCCCTTGTCGCCCTTACCAGCAGTCTTATTCACCATAAGCTTTTTGGTAAGACCCTCTGGCACCGCACTTACTGTACGAGGTTTTTCCTCTTCTGCACGAACCTGACGCTCAAGTTCTGGAACGTAGTCTTCCACTTTTTCAGCTACGGGCTCAACCTCTGTAACAATTACCTCAACAGGAAGCGTAGGAACCTCATTCTTCTTCAATCTAGAAAACGCGGCTTCCAGTTCGCCAAGATATGAGCTAACGTCTTTGGCAGAGCGATTAAGAAATGCTGCAACCTCCTCGACTGTTTCACCATTCCCAATCTTATTTTGAATAGCATATTTTTCCACATTACTAAACTTACTCATTAGGCACACTCTCTTTCAGCGTTCTGTAACCATGATGGGTTTCTCGTTCTAAGAAACTCGTAATACAAGTTGAAGGCTTTTTCGTTCACCTTACGAAACAAGAAGGGTTTTTTGCCCTGACTTTGTCTAGTAACTTGGTCCCCATCATATAGCCCGTGAGGATTGAACATCTTGCCGTGTGGCGTAAAGAGTATGTAGTGGCTGACACTACTGTTCACTCGCACTATCTTAGCATAGACTTGACTATTCTTCTCTTCAACCTCAGTGCCATTAATGGTGTAGCAGATAGCCTCACGCTCATCTTGTTCTGAGCCCAAAACCTGTTCACCACCTAGCTCTCTTTGGTCCTTATAGATATTCTTTGGCATACTATAGACTGCCTTTGATATATCTCTACCGTTCATGTCTGGCATAGCTTGTTTACCTTATCTTGGAGTTGTTGGACCTTTTGAAGTAGTTCTTCGTGCGAGTCCCCATCAATCGTATAGACTTTACTGGTTTGACCCACAGGGATTCCACTAACCATATCTTGGCCAGCAAGCTTGTGTATTTCAGCTCGTACCAAGATGACAGCGCGAAGTTTTTGACTCTGTTCTTTAACTTCTTCTCCTCTAGCTGTAGCCTTACTTGTTTCTCCGCTTCCTCCAGCAGGAGTCTTGCTTCGTTTTCTTCCCATTCTTTTTGCCTCACTATACGATTATTTAGTTCTGCGAACGCAAGCTCGCCCACATCTCTACTAGGTCTTTTGACATACTCAAACTTAATATCTTCGTGCCTGCTTTGTTCCAACTCTTCTGTGGATAGCAGGTCGTCTTGTGTCACCACCCTAATAAAACGCCCATTCCCATCTCTAAGAGGGGGCTCTTTAATGGCCTCAACCTTAGCCTTTTTAATGCTTCTGATTCGCTTAACTGTTGGCTTGACTTTAGCCTGCTTTACTTTTTTGGTACTCACTCTGTCCACCTTATTCTTTCGGAGGGTTTTTCGATGCGGGTCATTCCATCTGGTAGTGCTTTGTCCGGTCCTTCTTTATAGGCATTGTTCTTTTTGTACAAAGCAGCCTTTTCATCCACGCTAAGCTTATCTGCATTTCTATCGGCAATAGCCCCTACTGTCTTGGGACTGGCATCACCAATTCCAATAACAGTAGAGGCATCTGCCAATAGTAAACGACTGGAGATTTTTCCACAAGTTTCGCATTTGATGGTTTCTTTATAGCCCTGGATTGAGCTATGGTGTTCAAACGGTCCACAGGATGGACATAGGTAGGAATATATAGGCATACTATTATACACCATTTCTGTTAAAATTGAAGATTCTTCCACACATCTCTTTGTTCATGGATTTACCTTATACTGCGCATCCGTGTATATTTCAGGCAAATATGGCTCCCAAGACTCATGAATCCTAGACCAAATGCTAAGACCGTGAATGTAATTTGAACCATTAGGTGCTACAGGCTGCTTAGACAGCTTCATACCGGCTTCCTTAGGAGTTCTACCAGCCTTCTTTCTGTTACATGGCTGGCAGCATGTTACGATATTCTTCCAATGGGTAGGAGTACCATACTTGGACTGGTCCCACTTGCATCTTGGAATAACGTGGTCATAAGTTAGCTCCCAAGGATGAAACTTAGCACCACAGTATTGGCACTTAAGCTTGTCCCTTATGAAGATGTTCTTACGAGAAAATGGAATAGAACCCTTCTTCTTTACGTACTTAGCCAGAGCTATTACGCTTGGAACTGGGTACTTTCTACCCTTAGCGTCCATGACACTATCATTTGGGTAAAAGTCTACTACATAAGCTCCTTCTTTAGCGTCGGCTTGATTCATGCAAACCAAAACAATAGCACGCTGCCAATCGACAACGCTATGTGCGCTAAAGTCATTGTTTAATACCAAAGTCCGTGTGTTTGTAGGAGTCACCGTGTCCAGCTCCAAAAAATACGAGTAAGATTTCCAATATCGCTATTATACTCCCTTTTTTCAGGAAGTCAAGCAAGCGCCGCCAGCGCAAGCCATTTCAGAAACTAGCGTTGTTTCGTCGGTAGATTCGTTCAACTTTGTGAAATCTACCTCGGTATACTTGTCTAGTAGGTCATTATACTTATAGAAGTCTTCCTTTGACTCTATCTTCTCAAATGGAGCCTGTTCATAAACCTTATCTCCATCAGAAGCTAATAGAGACACTGCTGCGAACCAACCATTATTATTGTAGATAAAGTCTATAACATCATTCCATTCATTATCTTCTACTATTACCGTACAACTTACGTTATTGGTTACGTCCTTCTTATTGTTTATCCCACCTGGAATAACCCAATTCCTCTGAATCTTCCTAATAATCTCTAGGTGTTGGATAGCAGATAGGTCAGCCTTAACAATGGCACCTTCCTTGGCCTTCAATGGAAATGTAATAATCTCATCGGTCTTATTAGCACTCCACTTACTCTCCTCACACATATGGGGATTGTGCTTCTTGAAATACTCAAAGATGGCATCCCCCTTGGTATTTTGCACCCTTCTAAAGAAGTAGCGAGCATGAGCAGCATGTATGCCTGGGTCATTAACACCCAATGCCAAGCTACCAGTACCTTCTGGCTTCTCAGCCGTGGTTCTAGATGCGGCATTAATGAAAATCTTAGCCGCCCACTCCTTATTGACCTCAACAGACTTAGCAGCCATATCTCTTAGTAAATGGTCACATAGCAAAATATCTGGGGAACCAAGCACTCCGGTCATGGAGTTGCCCAAAAGCGCCTCTTCTTCTGTTAGTTGCTTTGCAACTTTAGATAGATAAGGGAAATGGGTATAACCAGCCTGTAGTGTGCCTATTATGGTTTGAGCCTCAACACACTCAGCAAACTCAGCCTCGTTAGTAATCAAGTTGCCATTCAAGGTAGTAAGGTTACAAAACTGTACGCCACACTCGCCGTCTTCTGTTACGGGAATGAACCCAATTTCAAAGCAGTTATGAACATACACACCATTGGCATCAAATGCATGTATATCATTTATTGTGCAATCATATACATCTTCATTATCTAAAATATTTACCTTAACCAAGCTATCTACAAAATTAGTTCTGTTTGGCATCCTCTTATAGCTATTCACAATCTGTTCTATCTTTTCCTTTTTATCTGTGTTGCGAATTTTAATTTTATCATAAAAAACCTGTATGCTATCATTAGAGATACATAGCTCATGGCTAGCCTGACACCAATAGTCTTTCATACCACCCTTTCCATCTGGTAGTGACCTATATCCTTCTGGTAGTCTTTCATTATAGATTTTACTATATATGCCAAAAGCATTCAGGATAATTTGAAGGTTTTCAAGATTTTCCAATTGTACCGATAGTATTCTTACAGAAGAACCCTTTTGTGGGTTAAAAGCAACGGTACCGTCGCCGTCAAAATAACCAGCAACCAATCCAGATAGATAGTCCCAGTCTCCATTTAGAGCGGCCTTATCTAGATGTTTGTTATCTCCGATTGCACTTACGCATTTGGCTTGTTGAGCAAACACAAACAAAAGATTAGATTCTAGTGAGCTATATACAGATATGGAACCACTTTCCCTTTTATGATGACTATTTTTCCATCCTGCCTGTTCTAATAACTCCAGTGCGTCTTCCCTATACATATTCTTATCATCTCCCCACCACCTCATTTGGCAAGAAGTCTCTTTACTTTTAGTGCCGTCTGATAAAAACGCTCCAAGACAATATCCTTTAGCGTAACCACTAGAGCTATCGTTAATTGTTTGATGAAGAGGCCTGTTATTGTTTATTACCACATCATCGTCATGACTTAAATCTCCAGCTTCTTTCCACCCATTCGTAGTCATTATCTTATGGTTTTTTGTTACCTTAAGCTTTCTTCCTGATTTAAAGACAAGCTCTAACAACTGCTTATTTCCAGTATGGTAGAAACCCTTATCGGTAGAGCTATATTTTTGCCCATCTACCAAGGCATTGAATTTGGTACCCAGTAAATTTTCAACAGTCAATAGCCCATTATCGGTTGTTATTGCCGTATCAATAGATACGCAGGGGTTATAGAGTGTATGCGGGTGGTTCGCCCATACAAATCCAGGTTCCCCAAACTCCTTTGTCTTTTCAACAATTTCAGCAAACCTTTCTTTGCTGGTTGTCTTACGAAGCAATAGAACACTATTATTGGAGCGGCCCCTTTGGGGTTCTATATGCCTCCAATGTATCTTACCCTGCTCTACGACCTGATTATAGTTATATTCATCTAGGTCAACTGTATACCAATGCTTGTTTACCTTAACCTTAGTATGGTGTAGCCCAGTTTCCTCGTCTACGTAGCCAGCATACTTTGCCACGCTAAAGAATGTCTTAGCATTTATCATCTCCTCTTCATCTTCATCAAATATTACAGAAGAGGCTGTTCGACGAACGCCACCACTGAGGACAGCGTCAGCAAAATGCATTAGAACGTCATAGGCATAAATGGGTCTAATTACCTGGGCGTGGTCCTCCTCTATAATCCTGTCTAAGAGCTTCTTGATGCGCTGGTGAGCAGCTTTTAAAGGTTTGTAGCCTGGAGCCCTGCCGCCTCCAGTTTTTAAAACAGCGCCCTTGCGGCGAATCTTGGAATAGTCGAATGCAATCTTACGTCCACTATACGCATTGTTCTTAAAGTAGCACATTAGGAGGGCCTCTAGAGAATCTGCCCACCCCTCAATTGTGTCCTCAATTACATAGGTAATGACTGAACCAGTCTTGTCATCCGGCCCCACTAGATTAGGAAGCCTAGCTAAGAAGTGCTTTGATAAGCCTATGCCTGTGCCGCAACCACACAACATCAGATAGGCTATCTCAGCGAACGAACGAATAGAGTCTACGTGTCTGACGCTACAGTTATAACCCCTGGCATTGTGTGCAATTGTTGCATTGCCAGCAAACTGCATAGAGCGCATAGATGGAAGCACCCTCTTGGCCTTAACCAAAGAGAATGCCCACCTAATCTTATCCTTATCAGCATCTTCCAGGAAACCGTATTTCTGCAAGTGCATGTTACAAACTCTATCAACCGCCTCGTCCCACGTTTCTCTTCTTCCTAACTTCGCATCCCATCTTGCATACTTGGACATGAATATAAAATCCTGCAAGCCTTTGCTGACTTTATCACTGTTGCTCATTCTCTTTTACTTCTCTTTCACTAACATCGACATATGATTGTAGACTACCATGAGTTTTAACGGTTTTGATATTGGCATCCGTTTTTGCTTTTCCGTCATCCTTCTTCTTGCTCTTAGGCTTGCCACGGTTTCTCAAGTAGAACTGACTTAGCTTATATGCGTCATCAGTAAAGTATTGCTTCTTACCAGTTGGCTCGCCCTTCGCATCTCTAGTTACCAAAACTAATTCAAATGGCTGTGAGTGGTCGTGTTTAAATTCTAATTCCATTGTCCTGTTTCCTTATCGGCTTAAAAAACTTGTCCATCAACTTGATGCTTCTTCTATGTCCTGGGTTGTTGCTAAGCTTTCTTAATTCTGCTAACAAACCCTTCTTACACTCTTCTGGATACGAATCAGTCATCAATATACCTATTTGATAAAAAAGAGCCGGTCAGATTGACACGGCTCTGTGAGTAGCTAAGCGACACTAGTTTTGTTTACAATGTACAAGTATCCTTGTTGTAAAAATTATATACTTGGTGTTTAAAACTATTGATTGTAATGTGGAGTAATGTCGCTTTAACGGAAGAACAGGTTGTAATAACCTGACCGCTTATTTAATCTCCATCACACTATTATACACCAGACTATCAACTTCTTCTCCCAAATCTTTTAACCAACTAAGGTTGGGTCTGACAACGAAAACCTCCAGTTTTCCATACTTAGACTTCTGACTTTTTTCAACCACGAAGTCAAACACTTTTTTACTTCTAGCGTTCAGCATGTTGGATGTTCTGTCTAACATATAGACCTTACGGACACCATGTTGATAAAGGTGAATAAGGCATGGGCCACAAGCGATACCAGACACATAGGCGATGCCCTTTTTAATCTTGCGACTACAATTACCCTCTGCATTTACCTCGGCATGTATATTGACATCATATTTATTTGGAGCAAGCCCTGGGGCCATCTCTCTGTGTGTCGGCATTTCATCATCAGGAAAGCCAGCGGGTGGCCCATTGAAGCCAAGCCCCAATATCTTATTCTTCTTATTTGTTATGATACAACCGTGCTTTGTTGTATCTTTAGACTTCTTTGAAACCGCTAGTGCTAACCCAATGTAGAACTCAACCCAACTTAGCTTCTGCATCCATAGCCCTCGCAAGTTTCTTCTTAACACAACTACAGTAATCAACCCATTCTAGTAAGGCTGCGCCTGGGTCGGGGCTATTGAACGTTAGGTAGCCGCGACCATGACAATACTTACAACCCTTCTTACAATACAGTCTACAAATTTCAAACGACAATTCTGTATTATTCACTTAAGAACCTTTCCCACTTTTCTGTGGCATTATAGTTATAGTTGTCGAGCGCAATCATATTGTCTCGCGCACTCATACCGCTGCGTACCTGCCAAAGCTGATACATTTTCTTAGCCATAATCAGTGCTGAGTTCGGGCTTACCCTAGTATGTTGTGGCATCCAATCAACATCGTCAGAGACAACGATAGGAACGCCGCCGTAAACAAAGTCCGCAGTTATTATATTAAAGCTTTCAGAAAAAGAAACCTGCATACCAATGTCCATCATTGGTACTACTCTCTTTACAAATTCCTCATGAGAATACCACTCATGCTCTATAAGCTTGTGAGCCGTGCCAGCAAACAAGCCTTTTAAGTTACGCAGTACATTCTCTCCAGATTGCTCTGGTCTGGTTCCATTGATATGGAAGTTCATTCTCTTACGGAGCTTCTTAGCAAACATGATGGCTGCAATAGCCTGTAAGAACTGATTCTTTAATGGGCGAATTGCACCAAAACAACCAACGTCAACCACGGAGTCTCTTGGCACATAGTCAGGTGGGTCACAAGGGTCAAAGGATGGGCGGTAAATGTTTGGGAGATAGAGAGACCTATAGTCCTTGATTACGTTAAGCTCGTCGTTAAACTGCTTATTGTTACATGAGATACGAAGATTATCATATATCTGACTTACAGCGTGATAGCCATATAACCAGTCCATGGCAATCCCCTCCATTGCTAAAAACGGAGCTTTGCTATGGACCCTTATAATCCATTTTTTGTCTCTATGGATTCTGAGTAGTTCTGCAAATTTCTGCGGGACCACCCATAGGGCTTCTATAACGACTATTTCAGGATTAAACTTGACAACTTCCCTATTAATAAAACTGTTGTCTTCAACTTGAACTAACTTGCAGTTATGCCCGTTGGCTATGAGCTGGTTGACAACAAAAGTGGCAGAGTTAGACAGCCCAAAACTACCATGCGAATAGAGAGCTTTCTTTTGGCTTTTCCTTAAGATAAAAAGAATCTTACTCATTTTTTGTCTTTCTTATCCTTTTTGTCTTTGTTGTCTTTGCCTTTCTTTTCTTTATCATCCCTGTCTTTCTTATCCCTCTCTTCTCTTTCTCTTTCTTTCTTCTCTTTTTCTACCTTATCCCTATGGTCTTTTTCTGCCCTATCCCTTTTATCCTTTTTATCCTTTTTATCCTTCTCGTCTTTTTCTTCACGATGTTTCTTATCGCGCACCCTAGCTTCTTTTACTTTCGCACGCCTACCCTTTGGTATCCAATCTATATATGGAGTTTGCTCGTCATCGTCCTCGTCACAGAGGAAACCCTCTAGCCCAGACTTACTAAAGACAACAACAGGATTACTCCTATTGCTTAAATCAATCTTATAATCATCGGCGTCTATTATCATTTTCAGAACGCCATTTTCATGTATAGCAAACATCATGCCTCCTTAAAAGAAAAGTGCGCAAAGGCGCACTAGTATTGTATTGAATTTTTTTCAGTCGTCAAGGCAGCCGACGAGAGAAGTTAAATTTTCTTCTTGTATTTCTCTCCCTCGTTCCATGATAGCGTTAGTTAGGACTCTGCCATGTGTGTCATATTCTACTGGACCTATGACAGCGTAAATTACATTGGCAACCTTAAGCCTGCCAATTCTAAGCTTAGCCATCTTAGTTACATCTGCGGATGTGATATCGTGCTTACGACACCCTTGTATAAGTCTTAGTAAGCTAATTATACAGGAAATAATCATAAGGATAGTAATAGGGTCGAAACCATGTGTCTCGTACTTCAACTTCTTTTGTACGATTTCGGCTTCTTCTTTAATAAGAGGATGGTCATTTGGCGTCATTGTTCACCTTCTTATTGAAAAAATACAAGCCGGTAAGTGCTAAGGCCGCGCCAACACTTCCCATAAATAAGCCAGATGAGGAGAAAACCTCGCCGCCGACTAATAGAAAGTCAACAAAGCCACCTACATACGAACCAAGGATACCAACGATTATTGTTGGGATTACGCCTGTTACGCTTTGTGTAGTAGACTCGTCCTTGATGAATAGAGAGAATAGAACCTTACCAACAAGGCCCACAATCAAACCATATATAAGCCAACCGAATAAACTAAACATATTATTTTCCCTCTAAGAGATTGTCGTGATTACCATCCTTAGTCTTATATTGTAGTATGGTTTCCCCATACCCATTAATACCAAAAGCAGCATCACAGGCAGTCCGGCTTCCATTACCATATACCCCAAAGTGTGGGCCCTCTGCATCTCCATTAAATAAATAGGAGATTGGGCCATCGGGCCTCTTATCTGTCAACCACATGGCAGCATAGCCTTGACCTGCTATAATAGACACCTCGTGCCCAGTTGAGCTTTTCAAACGTATAGTTTCCGCTTCAATATGTTTCGGATATTCAACATTTAATTTCACCTGAGAACACGTAACATAACCTAAAACAAAGGATAGCAACAATATGCTCAATCCTATATAATTCTTTAACATAGTAAACACCGTTTGGTCAGCCAACCTCCTGACCAGAGGAGATAGGACCACCACCTTTCTGTTGTTAGAGTTATGTTATTGGCAACTAGAGCAGGAGCTTCTACCTCCACTTCTTCTACCGCCGCTGAACCACCCGCCGCTAAAGCCAAAACCTTCCTCAGAAGCTCCGCAGCTACCAGAGGCACAATCACCACTACCACTCAAACTACAAGAGTCCCCACTATTATACTCATCTTGAGACCTCTTTGGCTGGCAGTTTTTATGCTTTTCAACATATACTTCCAAATCTGCCAGAAACTTATCATAAACATCCTTCTCAATAACATACACCGGAACAACTTCAAAGCCTTTAGCTTTCAACTTGTCTTTTGCAATCTTAATCTTATCGTTGGTTGGACTAGAATCCCCAAACACATGCTTCTCTCTACTCAAAATACGCTCAGCATTGCCTATATAACGAGCAGCCCACTTAAAGTTGCCCTTTTTATATTCGGCTGCCGCATCTTCTAAGATTGCATCTACAACGAATTGGACCTTGTCAACCTCACCTATGGCTTTCTTCTCACCAACAATAGAGTTTACTTCTTGATTGATATACGTATTGACTAAGTCAGCAGAGCTTTTATCGGGAATACAAGCGTTACATTCCGTAACATGCCCATCTCCTTGCTTAATAAATCCAGTGCCCTTACATTCTTTACAGTCTTTCCTGTTTGGCTTTACATTAGGATTTGGACTTGGCCCCGGTCCTGGCGTATCATCATTCTCAAAGGCACCGCCGCCCAATATAACAGCAGCGGTTGCACGCATATCGTCAGAGTCCCCAGGCTGGACGAGCCCACCCAAGCCACCATTATTATAGACGTACCAAGCCACAGCGGCAAGGATGAGTAAAATTATAGTGCCCTTGTTTTCTTTCATAGGTACTCCTCGAAGCCATAATCTGGCAACTTGACTGGCGGAAATCCCTGCACAGCACTAAATGCAAAGCTACTATCGCTTTTTAACATTCTGGCAGCAACGTCCGCGTGTATTAAAAATGAACCATCTGGAATTTGACCCCAGGCTGGGTGTCCACCATCATTGAATTTACCCCAACTTTGTCCAGTTACCAAAGTTTTACCATTGCGCCTTACAAATATTGTGTGGTTAGGAACAGTGACACAATAAACATGTCCATCATATTGAATAACGTCGGGTACTCTAGCAGAGGAAACTGACCCGTTTCCTTGTTTACCCATTTTTTTATGTATTCCTATCCTATAGAAATCATAATTAGCTTTAAATCCATTAATTATGTCTCCTTTGTTGTGCATTTTATAATAGTCTGTTGAAAATCCTAGATGAATACATAGTTGCTGGAATGTGTCTCGAAGCTTTATAGATGCTGTTGTATACCCACCACCATGGCTATATCCATCTCCATTCATTAGTGTTTTGAATAGTAGTCTCTGCTGTGTTCTTGGTAGTTTAAATACATAGCTTGGTATAAATTTATCTCCAGCACCACCAAACTGTGAGAGATATTCTGCCAACTTACTATTATAACATAGTAATTGGTAGTGGTTTTTCCCAGTTTTGAGAAGTTTTTTAGAAAATTTCCAGGGCAACCTGGACACAATATCTTCCATATGTTCTAATACATGGCCTTCATTTTGAGATATTCCAACGTAGCCGTCTTTTTCGATTGTCACAACCGCTGTATGTTTCCTATTCCTTTCTCTGGTTCTTACCTTCGCCCATCCTTCAGATAAGAAGTATCCTAAAAATTCTAGCCAATCGTCCATACTGATTGTATAGCCACAGATTTCTATAGTGTCCTGTTCTTGTCCCTCCCAATGGTCGGCATACTTTATAAAAATGTCATCTGCTCGAACATTGGTTGCCTCACATAAATCTAAATTGTGATTCTTTTTTTCTTTGTTTTTTCTATGTATGACCAACATGTTGTGATTAGGAGTTACCAAACAATCTACATTTTTTGTTTTATTAAAATGTAACATATCACCATTATACAGATAATCTTGGTAAGCGGTTGGCAATTGATATTCAAGTGTTTTTGTCTCAATGTTCATCGTAGCCACTAACTCACCTTCTTGTAAATCATTAAATAGTTTCCAACCATTCTCTGTCAAAACTTCAGTATCATCACTAAAACAGTTCTGTACCAAAAATGCAGGTTCGCTACCAGTATCGTCACATGCTGTCCACGCCATACAATGACTCCATGACCCTTCTGGTCTAGAAAAGCCTTTATCATCTCTTCTAGAAGAAAACCCCTGATTAGAGCACACTGCTATCCCATATCCGTTAGCTAACGCATCTCTGGCCTGTTCTATTGTACTAATTTGTGTTAGCGTTTTAACTTGATGCTCTCTAGCAAGCTTCTTTACATCTTCTGGTACGCCTCTTGACCCCCACTGTGTACCTATAGAAGACTTATATACAGATAGGTCTATCACATCATATTTCTTACGTAGTAAAATGCCACCATCTTTATTTAAGAATTCAGCAGCCTCACTACATGCCATACCTTGTCCACCATGTCCACGGCAACCATATATAGCTTCTGTTGCACCAATAGTAATAAATGATTCTAGTTTACGCCCAACATCAATTTGAACAGCACGAGAAACATCAGCAGCATTACGACTTCCGTGCGACACACAATCTCCCGTTTCTTGGCGCTCTAAATAAGGCTTTTCTGCTGACAATTTATATACTGATTTATATGGTGTTGACAACTTACCAGCACCGCTACCATGTAATCTATATCCAGCTATAGTGAAAGTAGGCTCAGCTAAAGATGATAGAAATTTCTCTAGATGCTCTGGATTACAATATGCTCCAACGAACCCATTGCTATAAGCAGAGAATAGGTCATCAGGCGTCTTGAACTTCTTTGCCATTTATTGCCTCGCTGCCCATGAAAATCCGTTAAATAGGGCTGCTGCCTTTGCCCTGTCTACTGGTGTTGGGTCATCACCCAATACCGACTTAGTAGCCGCAGTAAGGGCTGGAGCTAAGCCTGGATATTTGTTCTTAATACCAAGGTCAGCTACCTTCCCTATAAGGCCATTAGCCCTACGAACGTCTGCTGTTGTTTGTACCACACTATTGTCTGCTAAAATAAGCTTGGCGGTTTCGCGCCACAGTCTTGCTAGCTTTAACTTGTCTACCGCATCAGCAGAACTTAGTTGGCTTTTCACTTGTTCAGCAGCAGCTAATATGGTTGCGTCGCTTGGCTTATCAGGAAATGTTTCCGTACTACTAGCTCCACCACCAGACGGTATCAGTTTAGAAATATCGAAGCTACCAAGTTTCTCTTTTAGCTGCGCGCCAAACAATACGTAGACAACTGCCGCGATAGCTAGTATCGTTGGCAAATTGAACTTGCTCTTGTCCATTATAGTACCTGATTCTTTCCAGCCCTTGGATTTAGAGTTCCCCACATAGCATCCAAGTGCTTCTGAGCTTCTGTTAGTTTAAGTGCCTCTGCATCATTATACAGGGCGTCCCAATCTTTCATTACCTTTACTGAGTTGACTGTACCATTATCCACTTGTGTTTGTGCGCCACCAACATTTTTGAATAGGTCACCTAAACCACTGGTGGTTGGTGCGCTAGCATCGCCCTTCTTCCATAAGAATGTATACGCAAGGTATCCACCTGCTGCAAGTAATAGTATTGTTTCAAACGTCATTTGTTTTACCCTCTTCTTCCTTTGGTGGAAACACATTAGTAGAGTGGAATGTACTTACTAGTGCGTCGATACTTCCTGAGGCGATGGCCAACAGAAATTTCTTTATGAATACATCGAACTGTTTTTCTACAAGCTCGGGCACGAATGGAATGTCAACGGCAACTACGACCACATCAATGACATTAGAAATGATTAACATTGCTGCCGCCTTCTTATCTGGTCCGCTTAATACCTCACCAGCTTTTTGTTCTATCAGAAGCACTACATTAGCTAAAGATTCCTGTATGATTTGCCACGCACCACTTAGAGACAACTTAGTTTTTAAGGTCAAGAGTTTAAGCTTAAGCTTATCAATTAAGTCTTCTGCACTTGTTTTAATATCTGCTAAACTCATGGTGTTTTTCTCTTTCTCTTTTTGATTGTACCTTCTGATGTTGGCTTAGTCTTTAGCTTATCTTTATTAACTCTAGTCCTTGGCTTAGGTTTGGTAGGCAACCTATTGTTGTCATCTATATCTTTAGTTTTAGCTTTCGCAACGGCGGCGGCAACCTTTTTCTTATTGCGTCCACTGATATATTTATACACTATAGCGGCTTGGCCAGCCACTAAACCCACTGAAGTTATGGCATGAGTAACGATTTGACCCACGGTGTCTTGATTGCCCTGCGCGATAACACCAGTAAGTACGAAGCCGCTAACAAGGAAGGTTCCGAGTGTTAGCCAAAATTCTGTGGTACGAAATCCAGGCTTAAGTGGACCCGTAGGTGTGCATATAGGCTTGTTCATACTCTATTATACACCTTCGGTCCTGTTGTGGTTTGCAATTTTGTTACACCATTCTATGAATTCGGCCATACCAAGTTTGTTCCTCATTAAGTTGATATCTTTATGGACCCATTGAATATTGTCTTTTGTGTATCCTTTTAAGCTGTCAATCCTATCTACGGATGCCGTATCTTCTCTATTTGTTCTATGACTTCGTGAGTTCCCAGTCAGCGTAAGTCCAACCCCAGAAATTGCACATCTACCGCCCTGTTCTTGGAACTTTTCCCATAGTTCTTCTAGTGTTATATCAAATTCAAGATTACGAGTTTTAGCGTTGTTTCTGATTTGACTAAAATATCTACTACTTATCTGCCCGCAACCCTTCCAATTTTTACTATTTGAACCACAATATCTAGTATTACTAGGGACTACCGTAACTCCCCACAATTTTAGTCTGCCACTAACTGTATGCCTATCCGCATGATATGTGTCTTGTAGATACAACAACGACTTGCCAGAATTATACAGCCTTATTACCTCGTCTTTATTGTCATCTAAAGTGTGTTTTTGTCCCATAACTATCCCTTTCAATAAAAAAACGGCGTATACCACATTAGTATACACCGTTTGTAAATAAAAGGCACCAGACCTAGTATAAGAAATTTACGCTTGGGTACGGGGCTTATATAGGTCAAGCTTAGGAATACGGCTACCGTTCCTATAAATCAACTGACCTGGAACCGCAATACTTGGTGTTGAGGCAGCGTCCACATTGGCACCCAAGCTAGCTGGGTTGGTTGCGGAACTATTCTGCTCACCAACCACATTTTGTAGGCTATATACCCAAGCATACGTGTAGCGTGGGCGAGCCGTACCGTCTGTTAGCTCTTCAATTGTTGAGCTAGTAACAGTATAGGTAAGTGTTCCAGCAAACTTCGTTCTCCAAGCAGTAGCCTTATGGATACCTTTTCTTTCTCCATAATTAGATGCTGGGGAACGTAGAACAGTATTAGACTGTCCAGCCAAGGTTGTCGTCACACGACGCATAATATAGCGTCCTGCTGTCATTGTGGCAAAATTACCACCAGAAAGGGCTACATCATTCTGCTTTCTGCTACCAGATAGCGCGCTTGTGTTGTACACAATTGGACCAGTTAGAGCATACCTCAAACCAATATTTAGGTTATCCCATAATGAGCTGGCAACGCTACCAGCGCGAAGAATCGTACCACCGTTGTTTCTGGTTGAACCAGCACTGGAACCACCATTTGGCACATTAATACCAAGGTAGTTATCTCCACCAACTGCCGCACCATTTACTCTTCTTGTATATCTGCTTTGTACTTGAGCCACTGTAACACCTTCTGTATAAGTTAATTGAATTTGGCCATGCCCGCCACTACCACCTAAACGAGTTCCACTTGATGTCCTTAGGGCTCCACCACCGCCACCAACCCTACCTGGGCTAGCCTGTCCATTTCCTTGTATTGCTGCTCCAGAACCACCAGGATATGTTCCTGTTCCTGGGGCTGGAGTGCTACCACTTTGACCTGCCGCTGTTGTTTCAGCCCCGGCCCCACCACCACCGCCAGCCGAACCACTAACACCTGCCCCACCAGAACCACCAGCATAAACAACATCACCCACACTTGTGGCTGCCGAACCGCCGGCTCCACCAGGGGTAGTTCCTGTTACACCATTTATTCCAGGGCTGGCTAATACCGTTCCGCTTGCACCAAACCAAGTATGTCCTCCTGCAAGCTCAACAGAGCCTAAACCAATTTGGAGACTGTATGTATTACCTGGAACAACCGCAAGTGTTTTTTTAGCATATGCACCGCCACCACCGCCGCCTGCTGCGCCGTTGGTTAGTTGGTGACCGCCATTACCACCACCACCCCAACACTCGATAACAACGCTTTCTACATAGTCTGGGCATACCCAACTTGTTGTACCTGTATCTGTTATTGTTTCTACTGTCATTTTTGAACCTTATTGGGGTATGGTGCTTTCAACTAATTATACACCATTTAATTCAAAAATATTTTTTACAGCAGAATAGCATGGCAGCCTAGCCCCAAATACCTCAGATTCCCTTATTGTGTCTACAAACTTTTTCTTCCAAATATTGCCGTTTGTTATGACTTTAAGCCCTGTTTTAGTGAGGTCTACGGCTATCATAAGGTTTTCTGTC